CCCGGCAGTGGGGGAGGCCCCTGCACTATCGCCGGCACGCCTGTAGACCGCCGGTGACGGGACCTCTCCATTCTCGAGTGCACGCGCCACCTTGGAGGGATCGCGCTCGAACGCTGTAAGCAGCCAGTGCTGCTTTTCCCCGTTCCAATCGAGCCGCACGGCCGCCGCATGGTCCATGCTTTCCAGCTGAACCCGGTTCGGGGTCCGGTCGACCACTTCCATCTGCGCCAGCAGCTCCGGGAGGTTGTCGAGCACTTCCTCGTGCTTCGCCACGATCTTGGCCAGGCCGGTCTTTTCGTCGCCCCATTTGACGTCGACGGGGCCGAGATCCGGATGCCACAGCGCGCCCGCCACTTCGCCACTGCGCTCCCGCATCAGCTGCTCGCGCGCATCCTCCCAGATGGTCTGGCGCGTCACCACCGGATCAGTGCCCAGCAGGCGCGCATCGCTCTCTGCCTGGGCTACCCGCCAGCTGCTTTCATCGGGGAACTCCTCGCGCCGCAGCAACGGCAGCTCGGCCTCGGGAGTGCCATCCTCGGCATCGAGCCGCGCGCGCTCGCCATCCAGCGCCTGCTGCCGCATCGCCACGTCAGCGCGTTCGCCTTGCAGTGCGTCCGCCAGTTCGCCGTCGGCCGCGCTTGCCCCACCACCCGCGAATTCACCGCCGGCGCCGCCCGGCTGCCCCATCCGGTCGTGGGCCCACCCGATGAATTCCCCGGCCGTCTTGTCGCGCAGGTGCGGATTGGCCTTCATCACCTTGGGCGAGAGGATCTCCGCCAACGGCGTTTCCGGCCGGGCAGAAAATACCTTGCCGGCATCGCCCTGGCCGAGATGGTGAACGACATAGAGATTGCCGTCATCGCTCGGGAGCCCATGCCGGCCGAGCCAATAGGCATTGTCCTGGGTGAGCCGCTGCATCAGCCGCAGCTGCAGATCCTTCTCGCCTTTGCGGCCAAGGATCGCCTCGCGCGACAGCCCGGAATTGGGAAACTCCCGCTGATAGGTTCGTACCCACGTGTCATCGGTAAACCCGAACAGACCCGACGCGCTCGAGCTGGTCGACCGCGCCGCCGCATCGCCGCGGCTCTCCTGGTGCATCGCCCGCGCGATATAATCGCCGATCGCGCCGCCGGCCGGCCGCGGCCGCGCCACCTGCGCCACGCCCGTGAGGGCATCGGTGGCCTGTTGCAAGCTCTCCCGGTGCACCGCAAAGCCCTCATGACTGGGGGCATAGGGGCTGCTCGCTTCAATCTCGCCCTCGCGCAGTGCGACGGAAACGGCCGCCTGCTCATCCGGCGTGCGCATCGCAGGCGGCACCTTGTCCGCAAAGGTGCGAGCAAGGCTTGCATCGCCCATCGTGCGGAGATCGGCGCCCTCGAGGCGCAGTGCGTCTTGCACTCCGGACGGCAGGGCATCGAACCCGCCGCGCGCAACCATTCCCGTGCCGTGCAGCGCGGCGCCGAACACGAAGGCCGAGCCGATGTTCGTCGCCACGTCGCCGGGGGTCACGGCCTCGCCGAGGCGGTGCTGCGCGGCGATGTTCGCCGGGGTCTCCACGGCCTCTATACCGGCGTTCGCCAGCCCCTCGGTGAGAATGCCGCGGACCGCGCCCATCCCTTTGCTCGCCCCGCCGGTTACCAGTCCGAGCGCCGTGTTGGCCGGGTCAAAGAAGCTCGCGCCAGCGCCACCGATCAACCGCGGCACCAGCCCGCCGCGCGCCGCAACAGCGGCATCGGCCGTGTGCTGCCCGTTCCGCGTCAGTACCGCCCCCTCGAATTCGGCTCGGCTTGCCGGCAGTCCGGACAGCGCCTTGGGATCGCGGGCGCGGATCGATGCAATATCCTGCCACAACGCGTCGTAGTCAGTCTTGTCGTTGGCGAACGGGTTCAGCAGCTTGAGTGGCGCCGTATAGGCATTGACCGATTTCCCGTTGAGCTCGGTTACCGCGCGCAGCACCGGGAAATAGGCCTGCTGCAGCCGCTGCTCCTGCAGGAACGGGATCCGGTCTTTCGCCTCGCGAAAGCCGGCGCCGATCGCCTCGATCGTGCTGGGAGGGGGCGCATCGTCCTGTTGCGACGCCGGTGCCCGTTTCTGGAAAACCGGCTGATCGGGTCGCCGCTCCATGACCGATAGTACGCTCACCGGCCAGCTCCAAGATCGGAAATATAATCACCACCGCCGCGGGCCTTGACCGTGCCCGCCGAGGTTTCCCACCTGTAGCGGCCGGGGCCGATCATCACCGGCCAGGCGCGATTGAGGTTGAAATCGGTCTTGCCGTCGACGTCGACCGGTCCGCTGCCAGCTTTCCGGCGCGCGGCGTGCTCGCGCGTAACAGCCTGGCCGAAACCGGCCAGCGAGAACCCATCCGGAACAATGAAGGGCTGCATCCCGGCCCAATGGCCCAGGCCGCCGATCTTGTTATTCCCGACGCCGGCGCCGCCGAGCGCGAGGCGCAGCGCGACGCGGTAGGCCTCCTCGCCATTGCTGCCCCAGAAATTGTCGATCGAGCTCGAGCCGCGGCTGCTCATCAGCCCGGCGAAGATCTCGTGCGTCGTGTCCCGGACGGCGGCGTAGTCATCCGGGCTCATCGCCTTCAGTGCTACCGCCAGCTCGCCTTCCACCCGCCCCATGGCATCCTTGACCCCGCGCGGATCCTGCGGCGCGGGCGTCAGCAATTTGGGATTGGCATGCAGGGCTTCCTGCCCGGAGATGACGATACGCCGGGTGGTCGCACCAATTTGCGCCAGGTGCTGGAAATTCTTGTCGTCGGGAGCCACCTGGCGCGCCGCGGCCGCGCGGTCGAATGGATCCTCGATATGGTCGAGCGTCTCGAGCACACCGATGCGCCCCTTTTGCCCGGTGCGCGCCTGTGCCTGCATCGCCGCGACTTCATCGGGCTGCAGGTACTTCATCGGCATGCCGGTCATCTGCGCCGCGGTTCGCGCGGCAAGCGACCGCTGCTGCAGCGCCGCCGGATCCGGGGCCGCCCAGTTTATGGGGGCAACCTGCACGCCGTTCGCCGCGGCCAGCGAGAGCGGATCTGCCGCGGCTTCCTTCCGCCGCGTCTCGAGCACCTTCTCTAGGGCGTCGCGGCGCGCAATGTCCGCATCACTCGCTTTCGACCCTTGCTGCGCGATGTGGGCGTTCAGATCGTTGAGATCATTGGCGATGACCTGCGGTGTAGCCGCCTGATACTGACTGCGCACCGCATTGACCTGCCGGGCCTTGCCGATCTCATAGAGCCGCTCCGGCGAAACCCCCGCCGCCTTGGCGCGGGCTTCCACCTGGGCGATCTGGCCGTCGTCGAGCGGTTTGCCGTCGCCGACCTGCTTGAGGATCAGCCCCGCCTCCTGGTCGATCTGGCTACGCGCTGCAGCCGCCGCACTTCGCGCCTGCACGTCCCGCGAGTGGATCTCGGCATCGGCACTGCGGTTGAAGTGGTCGAGCCGCTCAGCACCGAGGAAATCGAAGGCCCCCGATGCCAGGTAGGCTTTGGCCTGGACGGGATCGCTCTGCACCGTGCTGGCGAGTGCCGCGATGCCGGTCTTGTCGCGAAATTCATCGCGGATTTTTGCCCGCTGCAATTCCGTGACCGGCATTGCATCGATCCGGGCATAGCCGAGCGCCAGCTCCTCGCCCCATTTCGACGGGTTGGCATAGACCCGCCCCTCCTGCAGGTCCTGCGTCTGCTTTTCGTCGACCACTCGCTTGGCCGCCCGCTGCACCTGCTCCCATTCGGACGAGCGGCCGTGCAGGTTTGTGCCGTATTCGTCGAGCTGCCGCTCGGCCTGGCGGAGCACGCTCTCTTCCGTTATCCCGTCGAGGAGGCCCTGCCGGCCAGCATCCGCCGCCGCCACCACATCATTGGTGTAACCGTCGATACCGCCGTTCTGACGCTGCAGCTCAACCTGATCCATGGCCTGGCGGTACTGAGCGAACTTGTGGCCGAAGTCTGCCGCTTCCCGGTCCGCCGTCACCTTGCGCTGCAGTTCGTACTTGCGCAGCTCCACCTGCTGGATCGTCTGCCCGGCCTGGTCGATGGCACGGCCCATGCCGGCGCCATAGGTCTCGGCACTGGCCAGCGGCATCGCCGCCCCGGCCGTGGGCATCACCCGCGCCTGATAGCCTTCCTCCACCGGCATGGCTCAGTATCCCCCGTAGGACAGCGCGTGGGGGTTGCGTCCGCTTGGATCCGCGCCGCCGCCATAGCGCCAGGTAGCGCCACCACCCCCGCCGCCACCGCCGCCAGGCGATACCGGCAGCTCGCCGCTGTGGGCCGCCGCCCAATCGGCCGACGCGCCGAACAACTTGGCGCCAGCGCCCACGATACTTTCCGCCAGCGCCCATTTTCCGGCGCTCGCGCGCTGGTCGCCTTCCGTCCTGAGGCTACGCGCCTTTGCCTCGGCATCCCGGCGCACCTGCATCATGTCCATCGTGGCGTTGACCTGGCTCTCCGTGAGCGCGTCCAGCGCCGAGCCGGATCCGCCGGTGAAACCGTTGCCCCACTGCGCCGCCACCTGTTCGCCGATCGCCCGGCGAGCCTGTTCCTTGATCCGCAGCGCCTGCGCGTTGCCGGCGTTCTCCTCTTCGATCGCCTGGCCATAGAGGGCGGCTTGGTTCTGTTGGCCGGCCTTCTTCGCCGCGATGCCGCCCATCACGGTGCCAACCGCCGATAGCACTGGTCCTATTGCTTGCATCAGGCGGCCTCCCTCAATTCCGGAACGAGAAGGGCCGGCCGGATCCGCTCCATCAGCATCACGCTCGCGCCATCGGCGCCGTAGCAGCGCAGCACGTGGGCGGCCGTGAACCCAAGGGCGAGGCCCCAGCGGATCTCCGGCGTCGCCACCGACTGGGCCAGCATCGCCACCATCGCCCCGTCCAGCCCCGGGCGGCGCTCGAGCAGGCCCTCGACGTTTTCGCAACGCGCAATCAGCTCGACCCGGGCGAGCTGGCAGGCCTCCAGCTCGGCGCGGGCCCGGCGGGTGATCGCCAGGTGCGCCCCCCCTATGCCTTGGGCCAGCATGGCCCACCCTGTGCCGTGCACCCCAGCAAATTGCTCCACGATCCCGAAGCAGGCCAGCAGCCGACCTTCACTGCGGGCTGCCAGCGCGACAACGCCCCCGCACATGCGCGCGATCTCCGCCTCGCCCGGAGCATAGTCGACGCCGAGCGGGCGGCCTTGCGACGGCTGCACTTCGATCGTCAGCACGTCGGCCGGCGTCAGCGGGGTGAAGGTCACCTCAGGCATCCTTCTGGTCCACTTCCATCGTCAGCATGGCCGCCGTGATCGTCGCCGGCAGCGGCACGCTCGAGGAGAAGGTAACCTGACCGTTGCGGTCGTACTCGGTTTCCACGAGGCCCTGCGTATCGCCGCTGTAGAGCGGCGTCGGCGCGTCCATCGGGCCATTGGCCTGACGGTCGAGATCGGGGAGATCGTCGAGGCGATCGCGACCGGCCTGGCCGACCTGCATGCCCAGCGTGTCGAGCAGCCGCAGCACCAGCTTGCGCACCCGCTTCTTGAGCCCCTGGATGGTGCCGATCTGCACCTTGAATTCCGGCGGGAGCGTGGTCGCCGTGGCCGTGTAGGGAAGACCCACGATCAGTACATAGGGAACGCCGGGCACCGCCTCATCCGGCAGGGTCAAGGTGCCGCCGCCGCTCACGCTGAGCCCTTCCACCACTGCCCCGCCGGCCAGTACGGCCACCTCCTGGCCGGCCAGATGGCTCAAGCCGTTGAATGTGGCCACGCCGCCGCCTGCGGCGATCCGCACGCCGGCATCGACGTAGAAGCTATCGGCCTGGTCAGTGCCGAGCTCGCGCCAGCTGGTCTGGCGCCAGATCTCGCGCTGGGTCCCGCCGGGCGTATCGCGCTCCACCAGCAGCCAGGCTTCATCCGTCTTGCCGTCCGCGCCGACGATCGACACGATCGACTTGGCCACCGCCCCGCCGCCGAGCACGATCCGGGAAAATCCCTTGACGTCGAGCTTGGAGTTGGAGTGCGCCACGATCTGGCCATCCGCGCGCAGGGCCAGCAGCATCGGCCAGGGCACCCGCTGGTAGGCCAGCTGGATCAGGCCAGAGCTGGTGATGTGGCGCGCCGCCACGGTGATATCGTCGGCCGTGTAGCGATCGCGCGTGAATTCATAGCTGGCCGAGCGGATCCGCCGGCCGCCCCGCTCCACGAATACCGTGTCGCTGCCGATCTGCACCGGGCGCACCGGCTCGCTGCCATAGAAGCTCTGCGGCTCCGAGCTGATGTTCTCGCCCGACACGGCCGCCTGCGCGTTGACCGGCCCAATCGCCAGCTCCTTGCTCGCGCTGCCCAGCAGCAGCCGCCGATCGGCGACCATCCACAGCGGCGGATCCTCGGTCGCGAGGGTACGGCGAAAGGCAAGGTCCGCCGCCAGGGTGCCGCTATCGGTGAAGGTAGCGAAGTTGACCTGGCCGCCGCCATAGTCGCCGACCACGCTGGCGATCACGTCGAAATCCTTGAGGTGGATCTGGCGGCCCCACATCAGCGCCACCTGGCTGGGCCAGCCCTCGGCCGCCGAGAAGCATGAATGTGCCCAGCGCCTGGTCGCCACCGTGATGCAGCTGTCGGGGATCCGGCGCACCACGTCGGCCGTCGCCGTGGTGCCCCCGCCGCCCACCGCCGTAATCTTGGCGATGCCGAACTTGTCGTAAAGATAGGTCCACTGGACGCCGTAGGGACCCTTGTCGTTGAGCACGTCGTTTTTGCTGAGACCATCCCAGGCCGAGCCGTCGGTATGGGTCGGCTGCACGCTGCCGGTGCTGCCGGCGGTGGCGGCCCGGTAGGCTTTGCCGTCGCTGCGGACGACCATGCCGATCGTCACATCCTTCATCCCCGGCTCCCACACGGGCAGGTCGGAGAAATCCTTGGCCTGGATCCGAAACAGCGCATCGACGTGTCCGGCATCGAAAATCGCGCTGCTCGCCGTGATGGTGATGCCGCTGCCGGTGCCGGCCGAGACCGTGACGGTCAGGGTGTCATCGGTGTTGTCATCCTTGAACGGGCCATTGCGCAGATCGAGCGTGGCAAAGCTGAAGGTCACCGCGCTGACGCGCGCGATCGCCGCCGGCGGATAGCCGGGATGATCGATGTAGAGCCGATCATAGCTCTGCTGGGTCGAGAGCTCCGGCGCGTCGGCGGCGACGTAGGGCACGGCCAGCTCGTAAGCGACGTTCGGCGCGGTTTCGATCCGTCCGCCATTCGTGAAATAGCGGGTCTTCGCCTCACCCCATTCGATCACGTATTCCTGGGTGACCGAGAAGCGAAAGGCCGACAGCCAGGTGGAGCTGGGATCGGCAGCGCGGATGAACTCGAACCCCTGCCGCTTGACCAGAGGACCGAGCGACAAGGCAATGAAATTCTCCGCTTTTTCGAGGCCGAACGCGTAATTGTCGCTGTCCACCCGCCCCTTCATCATCGGGTCCAGCTCGCCGCCCAGGAACCCGGCCAGCAGATGCCTCATGGGCCAATCCCCGATCGGCCGAACCGCGCCAGCACCCAGTCACTCTCCTCCTGGACCAGCGGCGGGTTCTCGCGGGCGTCGACGCTCTTCGCGTCGCTGAGCGATTTCTGATAGGCCTGCCAGCCATCCTGCGGGTTGTAGGCCGACCCGGCGATGCGCGTGCCGATCGTGAACGCAATGCGCCGGGCAAAGCTATCGGCAAAGCTGTCATCCCACAGCGCCGGCTCGGTCACATCGATGACGCACCGGACATAGAGCGGGCCCGCCACGTTGCACAGGATCCGCTGGCTCTCGAGCGCATAATCGGCTCGGGCCTCGGGCGTCAGGATCTCAAGCAGCCGGGCCGCATCGGCCGGCAGGCGGAAGGCGTACTCGTAAGGGTACGCGGTAATCCCGGCGAGCGAGGCCAGAGCATCCCGGCGGATCGCGAAGTTCCACGAGCCATCGCGCAGCGTAGCGCGGCGCTGGGTGTCCCACACGGCCGAAATGTTGCGCGCGAGCGGCCGATCCTCATCGGGATCGGTCACCCGCGCTTCCGTGCCGATCAGCTCGGCCGTCAGGTTATAGATCTGGACCTTGGAGGCCACGCGCCGCGCCTCCCCTTAGAGCGGCGGCCACTTCGCCGCGTGGATCTTGGCCTTGATGTTGTCGATCAGGATCAGCGCCTCGCCCTTGGTCAGCTTGGTCGCATCGATGTTGATCGAGATCGTGTCGCTCTGCGCTTCGGCGGCGCCGGCCGCGATCGCGATATCCTTGAGCTGGACCTTGCCCCGCGCTGCCGTGAATTTTGCCTGCCATGCCATCGCCTGGGTCTCCGCCTGGGAACTTGTTGGGCTCGATTGACGGGGAAGGCTGTCCCTCGGCCTCCACTCCTCGGGAAGCCTCCCCCGCTAGAGGGACGCCGGGCATGCCCGGCGCCAACCCCGGTTACTTGACGCTCGAGTAGCGGATGATGAAGGACGCCACGACGGCGGCCGCCACGTTGCCGCTGACCTTGAGGTAGAGATCCTCATCCGCGCTGGACGGACCGGCGGCAATCGCCGCGGCGTTCGGCCCGATCGCGGTGGGCGTGTCGGTCACCGTCATGGTCTTGGCGTTGACATACTTGCCCGGAGTGCCGGCGGTGCCGACCGAAAGGGTCACCGCGCCGAAGCTCGTATCGCTGATCACCGAGACGCCATTGATCACCGAACCGGTCGGGATCTTGCCGAGATACACCAGGTCGTTGGCCACCAGCGCGTTGGTGGTATCCTTGGTTGCGATCAGCACGCTTTCCTTGGCGTTGACCTGGCGGCCATCGGCCTTGAGCGCAGGGATCTGGGTGGCGTCGGCCACACCGACCTGCTGGGTTGCATAGTAAGTCGCCATCGTCGTTTCCTTATCCTGGCTCGGCCGGGACCTGTTCGCCCGGGGTCATCGCCTCCATCGGGTGCGGCGGCGGGAGCAAGGCTCCCGCCGTCAGGGATCAGGCCTCGCTGTTGAGGATGATGCCGGAGAAGCCGGGCTGCGTGCGGCTCGCCGCCACGGTGGTGCCGGCATAGATCTGCCGGGCCAGGCGCTTGGTCGGGACCGGCGAGATATCGGTCCGCAGCTTCTGCCAGAAGTTGGCGACCAGGCCTTTCTTCGTCCAGAACGGCGTCTTGCGATAGCCGCTGCCGTCGAGGGAGGTGGCCGCGATCGTGCCCAGCAGCGGGTTCGCCAGCTCGAGATGAAGGAACTTCCACCCGAGCATTTCCATCAGCATGCCGTTCTGGACGACGCCGCCGAAGGCGCGCTGGAAGTCGGCATGGGTGGCCGGGATCTCGGTCAGCAGATCGTCGTTCTGCTCGGCCGTCAGCACCATATACTTCTCTTCGTTCGGATCGACGTAGCCCTGCAGCAGCAGCTTGGTGGCTGCCCGCAGCTTGGCCGTGTTCATCCGCTGGGCGCCGGCGGCGCCGCCGGTGGTCACCGGGATGATCTGCCCGTTGGGGAACGGGGTGGTGGTGGTGCCGGTCTTGCCCGAGATGATCGAGCCGTAGAACCCTTCCAGGATCCGCTGGTCGTAGGCGCGCTGGATCGTGCCCGCGGAGCTCATGGTGCTGGTCCCCATGATATCGATCTGGGTGGCCAGCTGATCGTCATTGTCGACCAGATCGGCGTAGTAGAGCTCATTCGGCTTGGCCAGCCACACCCCGTCATAGGTCGGGTTGTTGTAGCGGGTATCGCCGTGGCGCTCATTGCCTTCGTTCGGCGCAGTATTGCCGACGATATCCTTGATCTTGACCTTTTCCGAAGAAGCATCGCTCTGCTCGACGACTGCGCCGAGCAGCACGGACTGGTTCTGGTTGAGAGCCAGTTCGACGTTGTTCTTGTAAGCGACCTGAAAACTGTTGGGGACATTGAACGACATGGCGCTCGCCCTTTCGTCAAAACGGAGTTGAACCGGATTGCGAAGGGCTAAGGGGCCAACGGCCCGGCCTCTCTATCGTTTAACGCCCGCGATCGGCGGCTGCTCCACAGCTGGGCCCGGGGCCGGCAAGCCGGCTAAGCCAGGTCTTGGATGCGAAGGAGCCGGATGGTTCCGGCTCCCCGCGTCGTCAGCCGTGAAAATCTCACTGCTCATCGCGTCTGTCAAGCAGCTCTCTGCTTGCGATCCTCTTCTTCCGCGATCGTTGCCAACAGATTTTCGTAGCGGATATTCTCCGGCGTCCCCTTGGTCCGGATCGCCGCCGCCACCTTGGCGTCCCCCTTCATCGCGTCGAGCTGCTTCTGCGCCTCGGCCGCAGAGATCCCGAAGCGGTTGGAACCCGAACCGTTCAGCATCACGTCCTCGGCCAGGCCATTGCCGAGCTTGGCCAGGATATCCATCGCCCGGCTCGCGCCGAGCGCCGCGCGCAGGCTCAGCCCTTCATCGCGGGACAGGCCCAGCGCCCGCATGGCGTTGTTGACCGCGGCCATGTTGGCATTGGCCTTGTCGCCCCATTCCTTCATCTTGTCGTTCGCGGCCTGCTGCTGCACGCGGTCCTGCGCGCCGAGCTCCTCGAGCTGCGCCTGCACGAAATCGCCGACCATCGCATCCCATGCCGCCGCCGGCATGCCGGCCTGGTGAGCGACCCCGGCGAGGCGCTCGAGCAGCGGCGTGTTCATCTTGACCGGCGTGCCATCGGGCCCGAGCACCGGATTGCCATCGCTGTCCTTCGGCGCCGGCATGGCATAGCCCTTGGCGTCGTCCGGGACCCCGATCGCCTTGTGGAAGGCCGCCAGATCCTCGGCCGTGGCGCCCTCGCCCGGAACCTTGACCCGGCCGCTGTCGCGCAGCGCGCGCTGGTTGTCGCGGGCGACCTTGGCGAGCCCGTTGAGATCCTTGATCCCAGTCGATTTCACCCAGTCACGAACGCTGGCGTTCTCGCCGTCCGTGAGGTCGCCGGAGATCTGCTGATACCAATCCGGATCCGCCGCGCCGCCGTCGCCGCCCTGGCCGCCCTCACCGCCACCGACCGCGGCGCCGCCGTCGCCGCCCTGGCCGCCCTCACCGCCGCCAGCTGCAGCGCCGCCGCCCTGGCCACCGTCGCCGCCACCAAACACGCTCGAGAAGTCCGCCCCACCTTGACCGTCACTCATCGTCAACCTCCATCAGTTTTTGCACCTGGTCCTCATCGAGGCCCAGCATTCGGATAATTCGCAGGCCGGCCTCGCGCCGGCCCTCGCGGCGCGCCATCACCAGCGCGTCGGGGTCGAAAATCGTGGGCGCCGAGACGTGGCAAAAGTCCCGGATATCCGCGAGCACGCGCTCGCCCTGAACCGTTATCTGTCCGTTTTCCCCGACAAACACGGCCTTGTACTCCCGGGCGATCAGCACCATTCGCCACCGGAACAGGTTTCGCTCGAGCACCCCCACCTCAGGCCACCTGGCTCAGCTGGTTGCCCTTGGCGATTTTCTGGTAGGCATCAGCCGCGCCCTGGATCTGTTCGATCGACGCCGCTTCCTGCTGCTTTTGCGCGCGCTGTTCACGCATCGCCGCCACGTCCTTGGGATCGCGCACGTAGCTCGCCTTGACGCCGATCTCCTCGGCAAGGCCCGGCACCATCGCATCGGTATCGAGGTAATCGTAGACCGCCCCGCCATCGACCTGCGCCATGGGAGTGAGCGCCTCGATAAACCGCAAGGTCTTGGCCGTGCTTTCCGCCCGGGCCATGGCCGCCAGCATGTTGTCGTAATCGATGATCGGCCAGGCGCCCGCCTCGCGCACTTCGGGGGGGAAGTCCTCCAGCTGTCCGTGCCGGATGGCGAGATCCAGCTCGCGCTGGCTCATCGGGTTCTGCTGCTCGGTTTCGTAGCGGCTCGCATAGGGCCGCACGAGGATCCCCTGTTTGCTCATGACCTCGAGCACTTCCGTGGTGGTCATC